ATGTCACAGCAGGCAACAAAAGAAAAGTACAGCATCGAAACACTCAGAGAACGGAATGTTTCATACGACCATCAGCATTGGCTGACACAGGAAGATGTGGATATGGCCAACAATTATGTAAAACTCATCGAGCGGACACGCTCTGAAGTCACACCGCAAATCGGCGACAGGCTGGTATATGTAACCGAACATGGGGACTATTACGGCCACGCCCTTATTGACAGCAGGAGCGCAAAAGAAGGATACCTTTCCGTATGCGAACAGCCGTATGTGCCTTTCGTGTGGGAAGAGGACGGCAACATCCGTCTGAGTGTCAGCGGAGGCGCATTCCACTCCGTGAACCCGAAGGGACTGAAATTCCTGAAATGGACGGAAGGCGCGTTCAAGGACTGGGGACATTGCGGGACGTGCGGAAACGGTTCTGTTACATTCCTGGCAAAAGTACCGTTATGGTTCTATGCCGAACCCAATCCCAGGTATGGAAACTTCACTACCGAAACCTACCGGAAGTTTTATCTGAACAAAAGGGAGGAATCGGAAAACGGAAACCTCTATCAAGGCTTTGATATCGCTTTCCGGGACGAAGCCGAGTTCCAACAGTTCCTGAAGGATTACGAAGGAACGGTATTCAAAGGGAATTGGGAAAATCAAATCGTGTTATGGTGTTTCCGTCGGGAATATGTGTTCCTGCCCCTTGCCGAATGGGAAACGGTTGATGCCCCTGCCGAAGAACGGAGGCTCAACTTTTATCCCGAACAGGTAAAGATTGTCAAGGACATGGAAAGGCACATCACCTATTTCTACCGAATCAAACCACAGAATTTCTAACACTTAAAATCCAACAGATATGCAAACGACAACAGCGACCAAGGCCGGTAACGCTCCCGACCTGCTCCAAGGCATTCTGAGCGTACAAGTGAGAAACGAGGACAAGATCACGGAACAGGACCGTGTCTATTGCCAGCACCAACAGAACATGCTCTACAAGACACTCGACCAGATTGACCGCTGGTACGCCGTCTTCAAGGAAGAAGCCGAACAATACCAAGCCGAGCGCAAGTTCCATTACGAGGAGAACGGCAAGGTTTCCATGCGTGATTTCTACACTTACCATAACGACAGGGACGACTATTCACACAACGAGTTCAAGCCGTTCGACCTGATTAACGACCTGGTGGATAAAAACCGAAACGCCAACGCGAACTTTGCTAACCGTATTATCTCCTATTTTAATAAAACTTACAACGTGTCGGTTCCTGAGTATAAAATAGACGAAAAGACCCTTCCGATGGGCTTCCGTCCTGTCTATGAAACATACGTGGATGCCGTCATAGAACATCTGGGCGGCAAGAGTTTCCGGGAAACGGCCGTGGAAGAACTGCTTGCACGCCTGAACAAAGTTGTCAAACCGGCATACTGGAGTAAAGTCAAGACGGAGTTGAAAAAGGACAAGATTATCTTTCCCGAAATCATCCGTTTTGACGAGTTTTCCATGCAATACAACCAAAGGAACAGAATCTCCTACAACTACGGCGGTGGACTGGAAACCCTGTGCGCCGGCATTGCCTACGGTGCGGATGACATACTGAACGGAAATTCAAAGATGATCATCCGTTTTGACGACAACGATGTTTCCGTTACCGACTGGTACGATCTCACGACTGTCAATGCCGAGCAAATCCGGTTCTACAAGAACGGCCGCATCGATGTCAGGTTCAAGGACAGCGCGGCAGCCGAGAGCTGTTTCAAGCGTCTGCGTCTGGATGAAATCATTCTAAGAGAGAACTGACCATGACAAGATTCACACAGCACCCCGTAAGACCATCCTTGCGGGGTGTTTTCATTTTCAACCGTAAACAACCGACAGAATATGTATGCCATTATCCCCCAACAGATACCGCAAAGTATGCGTGCCGAAGTCAACGAGAAGATACTTTTCTCCATAGACTCCGGCAAGGATATCATTCCGGCTGAAAGCATCTACAACTGCTATACCGGCATCGGAGGGCTGCACAACCTCAGGCAGTCCGACTTTGCCAGCTACCACGAGTATGCCGAGGCCAAGAAAGAGTTCGAGATGGGACAGTTCTTCACCCCGCATGAAATATGCCGGGACATGGTGGATATGCTTAGTCCTGTCTCGTCCGAAATGGTTCTTGACATGTGTTGCGGCATGGGCAATTTCTTCAACCACCTGCCCAACCCGCATAATGCCTACGGCTTCGACATAGACGGCAAAGCCGTGGCTGTCGCACGATACCTCTACCCGGAAGCCCATATCGAGAAATGCGACATCCGGCAATATTACCCGGAACAACGCTTCGATATTATCATCGGCAATCCTCCTTTTAACTTGAAGTTCGACTACAAACTGTCGCAGGAATACTATATGGACAAGGCATACGATGTGCTCAATCCGGCAGGAATCCTGATGGTCATCGTGCCTTGCTCCTTTATGCAGAGCGAGTTTTGGGAAAAGGCACGGACAGCCGGCATAAACGGCAAATTCTCTTTTGTCGGTCAGGCTAAATTGGTTCCGTCAGTCTTTGCCGCAGTCGGAGTCCATGACTTCAATACGAAAATCATGGTATTTCTCCGTAAATCAGTCCACATCGAGATGCAGGCTTACAACGCGGAGGAATTCATAACGGCGGACGAGCTGAAAAAGCGCATCGGCGAGGCAAGGGCGATGAAACACCGGTTGCGTTTCGACCTGATGCGCGAAACCAACCGGATCGACAAGGAAGAACTTGAGCTGTTCGAGTACAAACTTGCCAAGTACCTGTACGAACTGAAAGCGCACGCCAAATTGAACAAGCATATAGACAAGGCGGAAGCGTTGGTCACGAAGTTCCGTAACCAGAAACCGCCTGAGAACGCCACACGGGAGCAGGTAAGCCAATGGGAGAAGAACAAGCTGACCCCGAAGAAAGTGCTTACCGTCATCCGCAGGTACATCACCTCGCAAAATACCGTACCTCGCAAGGAAGTGGCATTGGTGAAGACCTCATACGGCTTCAAACTGAAACAATATGCCCCGCGACTCCTTGACAAAGTTCCGCACAAGGCGGCGAGTATCAACGACCTCGTGCTGGAACGTGCCGAACTGCCCATGCCGGAAGTGCCGACAGAAAAGAACATGCGTCAAATCCGTGCGGCGGAGAAACTGATACGACGCAAGCGGAGAGAGTATGAAATGCAGAACAGGCAGTTCTCGGAAATGGAGGAAGATGGCAGGTTGAAAGAATGCCTGGACCGGTGTGCATTCATCAACAAGGACGGCGAGACCTGCGAGTTCACCACGCTCCAGAAACATGACCTGAACCTCGTCTTGCAGAAACGCCACGCGCTGCTGAACTGGCAGCAAGGCTCGGGCAAGACAGCCGCCGTGTACCACCGTGCCAAATACCTGCTCAAATTCCGCAAAGTACGGAATGTCATCATACTGGCTCCCGCCATCGCCACCAATATGACATGGATACCCTTTCTCTCGATAAACAGGGAACAGTTCCGGGTGGTAAGGAGCAATGCCGACCTTGAAACCGTACCGGAAGGCGTATTCCTTGTGCTCTCCACCTCCATGCTCGGAAAACTGAAACGGGGGCTGGCAAGGTTTGTCAAACGCAGTTCAAGAAAACTGTGCCTTGTTTTCGACGAGTCGGACGAGATAACCAACCCGTCGTCACAACGTACAAGGCATATCCTTGGTCTCTTCCGCCGCCTCAAATACAAGATACTCGACACCGGTACGACCACACGTAACAACATCTCCGAGCTGTACAGCCAGTTCGAGCTGCTATATAACAACTCCATAAACATGATTTGCTGGAGCGGCAGGGTGTACCACGAGAACAGGGACAAGGAGATAGAGGAAGAGAACAACCCGCACTATGGCGAGCCGTTCCCTGCCTTCAGGGGGCATGTGCTTTTCCGGGCCTGCCACTGTCCGGGGAAATCCACCGTGTTCGGCATTGAGAAGCAGAACCAGGATGTCTATAACAAGGAGGAACTGGCCGGGCTTATCGGCAAGACCGTCATTACACGCAAGTTCAGGGACTTTGCCGGAGAGAAATACAAGATACGGACACATACCGTCAGCCCGTCCGCCGGCGAGCGCGAAGTTTACCGTGTCATCATCGAGGAGTTCTGCCGCATCTGCGAGCTGTATTACAACAGCACGGGGGATGCGAAGAAAGATGCGGGGCTGAGGCTGATGCGCCAGATCAAGCTGCTCATCAAGGCCTGCTCCGTCCCACACCTGATAGAGGGCTATTCCGGAGACGGGATTCCAAGCAAGACAAGGTACATCGAGAGGCTGGTGCGCAAGATACCCGGCAAGGTGGCTGTCGGCTGCACGTCCATAGCCGCATTCGACCTTTACGAGAAGCGTCTCCGCGAATGTTTTCCTGACCGTCCCGTATTCACGGTCAAGGGTGACGTGGCGTTCAAGAAACGGCAAAGCATCGTGACGGAGTTCGACTCTACCATCAACGGCATACTGGTCTGCACGCAGCAGAGCCTGAGCAGTTCGGTGAACATACCCACCTGCAACGACGTGATACTTGAATCCCTGCAATGGAACATCCCGAAGATGGAGCAGTTCTATTTCCGTTTCATACGCCTTGACTCCAAAGAGCTGAAGGACGTGCATTATGTCACCTACAAGGACTCCGTGGAGCAGAACCTGATGGCACTGGTGCTTACCAAAGAGCGGCTGAACGAGTTCATCAAGACGGGCGAAGTGAAGGAACAGTCGGAAATCTTCGAGGAATTCGACGTCACCATGTCCGTCATCGAGAGCCTGCTGGTCAGGGAGCGTGACAGCGAAGGGAAAATACATATCAGCTGGGGAAGCCAGCGCATAATGAACTGAAAAATGGAAAAACAAATGAGAAACCGCAGATTCCATTCCACAGGCAAAGGTAGCCCGCCCCCTTACCGGCAGAGCAAGGTCATGCCGCAAGCGGTCTTCGGGAAAATCATCCTCGCCGGAGGCTCCGGTATTTTCCCGAAAAACCCTGCACTGCCGGGGTGCGGACCTTTTGGAGCCTGTGGAATGAAATCCCCGGTTCCGCATCATAAACTATAATGAAGAATATCATGGACTTGAATCAGGCAGAAGTGGCAGTGACCACGCAGCATCTCATGGACATGGGGCAGGAAAAAGACAACCTGCTGCAAATGTCCGACTTCGGCGACATGGGGGAATTCCTGTGCACCTGCTCCGAACTGTTTCCCGAAGAGGAAACTCCGGAATACAGGTACACGAGATGGGAGGAAATCCCGGACCTGCTCATCAACCGGGAATGGCTGTGTCCCAACTTCTTCGAGATAAGGGAGGCGATGGAACAGCTGGAGGAACCCGACAAGGATTGCTTCTTCGACTGGTGTGACCGTTACGGGCATGACATCAGTACAGAAGACCCGCACCTGCTGGTGGCGCACTATATCGAACTTTATGGAAATGCGGCCTATATCGACGATGAGCCTTGCCCGGACAGCGGGGATGACAGCCTGCTGTACTATCCGGGCATATCAAGCAACTATTTCGACACAGGCATTCCCCGTTTCGAGATATTTGATGACAATTACGATTAAAGCATATAAACATATACAAGATGGAAATCAACTTCAAAGGACCGGTAATGCCGGTTGACCCCTATTCGCAAATGGCGTTCGTGGAGATACTGAACATTCTCCTGACGGCAGGGCACATCGTGGATGTGAACAGGTCCCTGATAGACAGGAATGCCAATCCGCAATTCGGCTCGTTGTCAGGATATTTCAGATGGTCATTCTCCGACAACCACTTTACACTATGGCAGCGGATGGAATACAACTCGCCGCTCTGCTTCAGCCGGCGCATATTCAGCATCCATTTCGGGATGCTGGCAAGCCGTGACAGGAAAAGAGACTCACTCGCATTGAACTGAAAATGACGGTCATGGATACGATAACGATAGCAAACAGGGAAATCGCGCTGATGGCTTTCGACAGGCTGCGCAAGGAAGACAAGAAGGATTCCGCATTGAAACTTGCCCGGTGCATGTTGCAGAACGCAAGCATATCGCTCGGCATAGGTGATATCGACTGGGACATAGACATGGCGATACGGCAGTGCGGAGGAGTGCCAAGAACAGGATACAGATACACGGCTTATTTCCACTTCAACCGGAATACGGAAATGGTAAAGGAAATATATGACAAGATCGTGAAGGAACTGTATGGATAACGAGAGTAATAAGGAGGCGGCCGGAAGGTCGCTTCCGTCATTTATAACGGTATGTACGGGAAAAGGAATCCTGCCGTACACAGGTAACAAAAATGGATGAACAGAAAACATTGACATTGGATTTCATCAAATCCCTGATGGAACCGGCCTATACGCTGATATGGACGGACTATAATGACAACCTTGACAACCATCGCGGACTGATTCAAAAATGCCTTGACAGCAAGAGCCGCGAACATTTGTGGGAAAAGGCAGACGAGTGGTACAGCGATGCCGAATGGGAGGCTGTCCGTGAGATTATTGCGAAACTGAAAGAGGAATGTACCGTATTCCATGACTTTGACGAAGAAGAAGTGGATGACTTCTTCGATGAGCACGAAGATGAAATCCGTGACGAGATTTACAACCGCAACGACTCGGACGTGGTGAAGGAATTGATAAGGCACACGGACGACATTCCTATCCGTGTGGAGATGCTTTCCAACTATGACTGCGTCAACTCCAACTGGTTTGAATCGCAGGGCGGTTACAGGTACGAGGAATCCTACTTCGGGGATATGGTGGACAGCCTGAACCTCAATCCGGCAAGAGTAAAGAAAATCCTGACAGAGCATGGCTACAGGGCTTACGGGCGTTTCCCGAACCGTAAGAACCGGAACGGCAAGGAGCAGGTTTCCTACGAACAATTTTACGAGGAGCTTATCAACTCCTGCTGCGGGGCGAACCTGCTGACATATATCGGCAGGGTAAGCCTGAAAGATTTGTACGATGCCGGTTTCTCTCTGAAAGAAGTCATCATACCCAAAGGGAACTGCTGCGGACTTTTCAGTTCGACGTATGGTGGTGGAAGCCTGCTTGAAATGGAACTGAAACGGGACGTAAAGCTGAAATTGGAAGTCAAGGACTATCACGGTTTCCGTCTCTGTCTGGATAACGAACGGTCCAACAATGACTGTTCGGTCCGGCATGTATATGGGGTGGACGACTCCTTTTTCGGTGAGAGGATAAGCCTTGTCGCCTCATAAAATCAAGTATCCACCATTAAAACCATAAAGTCATGAAAAAGAAATATGTCATCATCCTCTCCGAAGGAAAGGAATACCTGTGCTGTCACGAAGACGGCTGCTATTATGATGTATCCTGCCCGATGCGGTCATTTACCGAGGGCGAAGAAGATTTCGAAATCATGGATTCCGGTCAGAACCGGCATGGCAATACATATCCATACCATAAAAGGAAATTGAAACTTGTCCCTGGTTTTTATCCGAACGGCTGGCTTGCCTTGAGCCTGGAAGTACCGAAGACCGGGGAAGCCTATACGGTACTGACCGTCAACTTGGAGGATTTTCCGGCTTTCGGGATTCCCGACAGGGCATTCGTTGACATCAACAACAATCCGGAAGCGATGGACTTTCTCATAAGATACAATCTTGCCGGAGATACGGGTTACAGGCGCAGGAGCGGATGGATGGAATACCCGATGGTAAAACTGAACCTTCCCGAACTGTACCGGATATCACCGGTATCCTTCGAGGAATCGGGACAACAATCAATCATGTAACATCAACAACCAAATTATAGGAATTATGGCAAAATATGAAGTAAAGGTAAGATACGCCTTCGAGGGTACTTACACGGTAGCGGCGGGGGACCGCGAAGAAGCACAAAGAATGGTAGAGGAAGACTGCGGTCTGGTATTGGGCGGCAATATCCACACAACACGGGATGACGATGAAGTGACGGACTGGGATTTCGGCTGCCATCCCGACATGGAAATTCTCTCCATAAACCGGAAAGGCGGAAAATCCCCCGTGTCACTGTTTGGAGATAGGATCGAGAAATTGCGAAAGGATATCATTGACGCGATACGGCAGTTGCTCCATGCTCACTGCATGAAAGAAATTCGTCTTCCGGAAGAGGATTATGATCCGGTCTGGGTGATATGGTTTGGCAAGAACGGAGAACCATATGAATGCAGGGTGACAGGACTCCGGGTAACGGCGGACAGCCTGACCGTCCTTGCCGAAGAGAAAGAAAGCGGTGACGAGGTGCAGTGTCACAGCCCGTTTGAACTCGGCGCAAAGAACATAGACTGGCTTCATGAGATGTATGAGGCTGTGTGGCATCAACTGAGAGAAACAAACAATGTAGAATCACAAATAGAAGAACCATGAAATATCAAGCGGAAAATACCGTCTCCAGTTTCTTCTACTACATGTGGAACGCCTGGAGCGAGGAGGAATGCAAAGTCGTGTATGGCGGCATGTACCCGCATTTCTGGGAAAAATGGTGCGTGGCGACAGACAAGGGCACATTCGGCGCGGCGGAACGGTTCTACCTGGAACTCTCGGAAGACAACCGCAGGATTCTGGTGGAACGGGCCGTCTCGATATATGACGGACGACGCTTCAGAAACAGGAACAGTAACCAAAAAAGTCAAACAGTATGCAAGGAAACATTATCAGTCTGATCAGCAGCTCATGCGGTTGCAGTCAAACGGAAGCACGGGAGTACCTTGACTCCGAAATCCGGTACCTGCGCGAATTGCAGTATGCAGACGACCTGAGGGAAGATGACATGGAAACGGCCTGCCTCAACCTCGGTCTTGACCTTGACTACCGGGAATATTTTATCAACCGCCTCGCAGGGGCATAAAAAACTTATGGTTATGACTTATTTTCAGAACATACACTCATTGGCGGACTTGAAGAAGGAGTACCGCCGACTGGCATTGCAGCACCACCCGGACAAGGGTGGCGACACCGCAATCATGCAACGGGTAAACACCGAGTTTGAAAGGCTCTTCGACGTTTGGAAAGACAAACCGGATATTACCGCGACTTCAACCGGATATGAATATGACTATTCGGGAGCCACGGCAAAGGAATACACCGAGTACGTGTATAACGAATACCGCTGGAAAGGCCGCAATTACAAGGGACAGCATGCGCCGGAAATCGTGGCACTGGTACGGGCATGGCTCAAAGAGAGCTATCCGGGATACAAGTTCTCTGTCAGACGGAAGAAGTACCACTCCATCCATATCCGGTTGATGAAAGCGGATTTCGAGGCGTTCACCAAAGAGTCCGGAAAAGTTCAAGGTGATGTCAACCACTATCATATCGCTTCAGACAAATCATTGACGGACAGGGCAAAAGAAGTAATGATGAATATCTGCGATTTCATCATGTCGTACAATTTCGATGACAGCGACCCAATGACGGACTATTTCCATACCAACTTTTACCTGACGCTCGGAATCGGAAGTTACAAACAGCCGTACAAGGTGGAACCGCCCAGACTCGGCAGCAAAGACAAGCCGGAGGTATTCAAGCATCCGGAAGGTCCGGCACACAAGGCAATGCGCCGGGCATTGGGCAAAGCGCGTTTCGGCTTCATCGAAAGCCGGAAGTATGCCGGGGAAATAATTCTGGGGGAAGACTGTTTCGGCTCACGGGGCGAACTCTATTTTTGGCCGAAGGAATATTCAAGCGCAAAAATGGCCCAAAAACGCATCGACAAACTGGAGGAAGCCGGAATAAGGTGCGAACTCACCGGCTATAACGGAGGATACATCCGCCTGCTCGGGTACACCCCTGAGATGAGAGATTCCCTGGAACGGGAACGTCAGGAGTATGCCGCCGCGTATCAGGCATGGTACTCAAAACAGAATTTGAAAACAATCTGATTCAGGAATTATGGATACAAACAATTTGGACAAGTGGTGGTACGGACTTCCGGAAAACACCAGACAGGCTATAGGAGACGATGGGATATGGGAAAAACTGGATATGCCATCCCGTTCGGCGCTACACCGGTATTCCCTGCTTAGAATTTACGGAACGGCAAAAGACAGGGATGAGGAACGCACGCTGCTCAATGAAATCGCGTGTGGACTGGGCGACCTTGCCCTTGTCCGTAAAAACGGCATCGCGTTGGAGGAAATATGCAACGGGAACGGGGAATTTTACGATGAATACCAGGAACAGTTCAACATATTATATGACAATTACGGGCACATAATAGAAAATATAAGCTGGCCGGACTGGATCGGACATACAATTCCGACAAACAGGGAACTGGTCCGGTTATTGGAACACCACGGTTACAAGCGTATGGAAATCGATACCGACAGAAGAATCCCGAAAACTTTCTATGTTTTCCGTCGTGGGTTGCACATCAACGCAAGCGAGGACTTGTCTTACCACATCATACCGCAACAGGACAGTTTCGGACTGGGGCGTTTTGCGGTATGCGCAACCAAAGACGGTGAAAGCTCCCAACTGGGCACTGACTGTGCCCGGCTCTTTTTGAGGCGCTTCCTTGCCTTCCTGAAGGGTGAAAGAAGCGGGAAAGAGATTATAGATGAAATATTCAACAACCGACAAACTGAACGATAATATGAAAGCAAAAGTGTTCAAGTACAAGTCTGACGGGAATACCGTCGTGGCTCCTTATATGGAACTGGAGCCGTATGCGGAGAATGTATATCTCTCCCTGTCGAGAAAGAACGAATATGGGAATGAGGACGATGACTGTTTCCATGTGGTCTGCCGGATTGAAAACGTTTATTTTTCCAGCGGGCAGTATTCACGCCGGTTTCTCAAGGGAGAAGGTTGCAGAGAGGAAGCCGCCACCTATTGCAGGAACTGGATCGCGGATACGCTTCAGGATGCGGAAAGAGGAGCCTTCGTCAGGTTGATCTCCGTCCGCGTGTTCGAGGCTCTCGGACTTGACGCCACCCCCTTGGTGCAAGCCCGTGAGGCGTACAAAAGGAAGCAGGAACAGAAACGCAGGGAGCGGGAGGAGAAAGAGGCGGAAGAGCGCAGAGCGCGGGAAGAGCAACATCAGCGGCTGCTCGATGAACAGAAACAGAAATTCCTGGACGGGGAACGGATCACGGGAGGAATGTTCCTTGAAATCACCGGAAGGGACGGTTTTGACATCCATATCAGAACCAAAGGGACATTCAACAGGCATGTTATGGGCATAAATAAGGAAGGAACCATCAGTTACCGGAAAATCAAAGGTCACCGGACTCCGGACTTTACCGGATGCCATAAGGCCGTGTCCGCCTATCTTGCGTTCATAACAGAAAAAGAGGGCAAACAATAAATGCTGGCGGTAACGGCCTGCTCCATGCAGCTGTTACCGCTGCCATCTTCCGGCCTCACAACTCACGGTTCAGCGCCATTGCCAGCGGAAACATAAACCGGTTATAGGCTTTAAGCTTTTGCAGGTTCAGCACATATCCGGCATAGGGGTTGGTCAAATCGGTGTAGAAGAATACATCGGTAAATCCTGCATGTTCTTCCACAATTTCACCCTCCAACGGAATTTCCTCCACATTGAACCGTTCCAAAGTCAATTCTTCCAGACGGGCCTGTTCCGCATTTCCCAACACATTGAGGTTGCGGTTAAACAGGACGAAACCTTTCTTCCTGTAATCCACACGCATACCGTACGGACGCTCCACAAGAAAAGCATCCGCCGCTTTCTTTATATAGTTTTCCATGATTCTGAAATTAGAAATTGCAAAAATACATCTTTTGTCCGGCAATGGCGAACAAACCAGGAAGAGAATCGCCACAGACCATGCAAAGCACACTACCGTGTATTTTATTTCCCACCCTGCAAAGGTAGTCCCGTGTCCGGTGTACCCGGCCAAGGTCAGGCCCCTGCGGGGTTGGCTGAAAGAAAATCATCCTCGCTTCGCTGCGGTATTTTCTTTCGCCAAACCTTGCGGGTACGGCCACGGGACTATCAGGCAGGCGAGAAATAAAAATACCGGCTCCCGGAGCCGGACGTGTTTAACAGATAAAATACAATGAATCATGAAAATCCTGAATGAAGAACATTTCGAGAATGTTAAGCGTTATGCCGAATCCATCGGTGACACCTCACTCCAGAAATGCCTGGAACGGTTGAAGAGCTGGGAGGAAAATCCTGATTGTCCCAGCGAAATCTCACTCTACTATGACCATGCCCCGTACTCGTTCGGCTTCACCCAACGCTATCCCGACGGAAGGACAGGCATCGTGGGCGGTCTGCTCTATCACGGAATACCGGACCGTTCTTTCGCCGTGACACTACAGCCGTTCCATGGATGGCAGATACACACCTGATGAGAGGCAAACTACAGTATTAACTTTATAAAATTCAATTCAATATGGAAACGACATTGGCAGTAATGGAAAGACAACAGCAGTTTGACTTCCAGAAAAACGGAATTGAAGTGATGAACTTCGAGACACTTCAACGCACCTATAAAGAGAATGACATCTACAACAATCCGGTGCAGGGCATCTACCATTACCAGGTCATCCGGCGCATGATGGACATCTGCGAGAAATACAATCTCGATTATGAGGTGGAAGAAATCTTCGCTGCCCAGAACAGGAACAAGACACAGCCGGGAGTGAGCATCCTCCCGCAGGTTGAACAGACACATGGCGAAAAAGCCGTGGAAGCCCATATCCTGCGCCGTATTTTCGCTACCATCCGGATCAAGGATTGGGAGACGGACGAACTGACCACGACATTGGTCATCGCCTACCACCAGGACGGCATACAGGCAGCCATAGGCCCCTGCGTGCTAATCTGTCATAACCAGTGTATCCTTTCACCCGAGCGAAGCGTCTGCAATTACGGCAAGAAGAAAGTCTCGACGGAAGAGGTGTTCGAAACCGTGGATGGTTGGCTGGCCAATTTCGAGGTGAACATGAACGAGGACATCGAACGCATACAACGGTTGAAACGCCGGATTATATCTATGGAGGAAATCTATATGTACATAGGTCTGCTGACCGCGTTGCGTGTCTCCCACGACAGTTCGGAGAGGAACCTTTCATCCTCCGTTGAGACTTACCCGCTAAACCAGGGACAGATTTCCATCTTCACGGAAGAGGTGCTTAAACTGGCCATGAGCAAAGGACAGATTACCGCTTGGGAATTATACAATATAGCCACAGAGATATACAAGCCCGGAAAGACAGACTTCCCGGCCCTTATTCCACAGAACGGAGCCATGGCGGAACTCCTGCTTTCCCGTCTGCCGGAAGAGCTGGAAGTACAGGATGCCGTTCAGGTAAACTGACATGCAAGCTTCTCAAACCAAAGAAACAAGGGAGAACCTGACAGTGATAACAACTGAAAGGTTCTCCCTTTTTCATTTACTCTTCAAAAAGCAGCATGAATTCCACCTTCCTTCTCCGTTCAATGCTCGGAACCACTTTCCCTTTATAACACCTGAAAGAGACATATTCCTTGTAAATATTACGGTCGCCCGACTCCAGTTTCTTCAACAGCCGGCTCTTCGGTCTTTTCCCATATCCTTTTAATCTGTAGGGTCCCACATTATATGAAAGGACCGCTGCCAACAAAGAATCACGTCCCAGATAACTGAACATGCGGCACAACTTACGGAGGTCTGCTCTCAGAATGGAATCGCCTTGTGCTTTTGTAATACCGTTGGTAAACCTCTCCCCGGGAAGAACCTTGTGACCCCACCCGACATAAGGCCAATGCTTTTTCTCTCCATGCCAACCCTCGAATCGCTTGACACACTCGACCGCAAGACTGAACTTGTCCGGACTTACCTTTACCGGATTCTCCGCCCTTGAAGGCATACCTGAAAAAAAGACCGCAGCGGAAAGCACCGCAAACCATATTGCTTTTAACTTCATCATAGGCAGGACCGGCTTAGTGTCTGACTGTTGTGACCGGCAATTCCTTACTATCCGCAGTCACGACGGAATCCTCGTCCTCCGTCTCGTTGTTGAAGTCAAAAGCCAATTGGCAAAGCTGTGCCGGTTCGCTATTGTCCTCGAAATAGATGTCTATCGTCTGCTGGTCCTCGCTTTCAGAAGAGTAGTATAGCCTGAACACCTCCCTGTCAAGGGGATAGCGGTCATTGGGCAGCAGCACCATCCCGTCATCCATACGGAGCGTACCCTTGCCGTCCGGCTGGAAATATCGGATGGTGTAGCGGGCATCGGAAAACCGTCCCTCACGTTTGAGTTCACACCGTATTTCCACCGTCTCGCCTTTCACAATACGTGTGGGGACAGGCAGGGTCTCCACCTTGAACGGATAGGACTGCTGTACATCCACTTCATCATTGCAGGCGGACAACAGACAAGCCACCAGACCCAGGAACAGGATTGCCGTCATTCCGACCAATCCTCTTTTTTTATTCAATGCATTCATATTCAATCAGATTTTAATACGTTATACTTAATTCTATTTTTACAGAAACTTGTTTTGCAGGTATTCGTTCAGATCCTTGTATCCTTTGTACAAAGAGGAACAGTCCACTATTTTATCCGCGTAGCGTTTGCGGAGAGCCTCCAGCGTGCGCCGTCCGGCTTCGTCCCGGTCCAGGTAACAGTTGACTCTCTCATACCTGTCAAGAACGGGGAACGAGCGTTCCAGCAATGCCACCGAGTTCAGTACGAGATAGTCGTCGCCACATCCCAATTCGAGTTGCATCCACGAGAGGCAGTCGATAAACCCCTCGAAGAGATTGCAAGTATCCGAACCGTTGTCCATCAGCGAAATGTCTTTCGGGGAGAGACTGGCCTTAAAAAAGCGGTTGCGCACCTCGTATCCACCGCTGACATTCCTGAAACCGATGGCGAAATACCGCTTCCCGTGCAAGGTATACCTGATCTCCTTGCAGTTCGTCATAGCCACATCACCGCTAATGCCACGTTCCGCCAGATAACGGAGCAGGACTCTGTTGTGCAGCGGTCCGGACTGTACCTTCGTGAAACTTTCCTGCCTATGGGAATCCTCCCTGTCATTTTCCCCGGAGCGGAAAACGGTCTTGTGTTCGGGAGCAAGACCACCCCATATCTCTGTGATGAACCTGGCCTGCGCCTTGAAATCCCCGCTGCCGATAAACTCCCCGGCAAGGGTGAATATGTCGCCTCCCTGTCCGGTACCGAAGTCATGCCATATATCTTTACGGACATTCAGCTGGAACGAGGCGGTGCGCTCCTCCCGATACGGGGCCAGATACCAATATTCATCCCCCCGTCTTCTTGCCGGTTCATATCCCATCCGTGCCAGAAAAACGGCGATAGGAATGTCTCTTATCTCTTCTATAGTCAT